AGTTAGAGGTTGCAACGAGGGTTAAGGTTCCAATAGAACCAGTTGCGCTTACGCTTGCTAAACTTTCGGACGGGTTTTCGCGGAGAGTGTTTACAAAGCCCGTAGCGAATACACCGGATATAGGATGCAAGATATTAGGACTTACAGATCCTATTGATCCTGTCATAGCAGAAGAAGTAACAGGAACCTTATTGATACTTCTGATATCAATACCGGCAGCGTTTAATGTAAACGAGGCTGCTACTCCAGCTAAACGTTCTGCTACATTAACAGTAACACCATTTACCAAACCTGTTGCAGCAGCCGATTGAGCGTTGCCGCTAGTACCTACGCCTACTTGTCCTGCAGCACCGTTGGCAGATACCCCTGCAATGGGTTGCAAAACATCGACAATCAAAGTTCCTATAGACCCTGAAGCACTGACACTTTCAAGAGGCTCAGAGATATCTACTTCAAAACCGTTTATAGCTACAGGCTGAATAGAACCCGTTGCTGATACTCCGGCTAGGGCTACATCGGCAGTCGCTATTCCGTATGCTGCTTTTCCATATTGACCGGTGCCATAGATAGCATTGTATGTAGAAACTGCAGGAACAGATATGGTGTTACCCATATAATTTCCGTGCACAGTACAATAGTATCGTAATTGACTGGGAGTTAAAGCATTAACTACTATGCTAACTTTTGCTCCCGCCGATCCTGCAGTTCCAGTAGTTGTCACTCCTGTTGTGTAAGAATTACCAAGACTGTCCTTAAACGCAAGCGGGTGACCGCCGTTGCTGCTATTTGATAGATCAAATTCGTATGTATTACCTCTAGTAAAAGTAAGCGCAGGTTTAGCTGAACCATCTAGATAATAGATGTTCGCCGTTCCATCATACGCAACCGTTACTGTGTAGGTAATTGTAGCCATAGTTAGGCGATACGAATTACAGCGTTAGAAGCATCTGCAGCAGGGAATTGGATTGTTAAATCACCAGCGGTAGCTGAAACAGTACCACCAAAGTCAATAACAGCAATTGCAGAGTTAGAGTTTGCTGTATTGTAGATGATACAACCGTCAGCAGATGTCGTAACGTTTGTAAATACTTCGTCAGCAAAATCGACGATAGCAGTAGTACCGTCAACTGATATAGTTGCTGAATCAAGAGCCTGACCACCAGCCGTGTAGTTGGTGCCGCTTGCTTCGTCTGAGTTACCAGTTACGTCAGAGTAGTTGGTTGTTGCCGCACCGTAAGTTCCTGATGGGGAAGCTTTGATGAGAGCAAGTTTGAGTGAATCTGTGTCTAAATCGTGTAAACCACCTAGAAGTTCAGACTTAAAGCTGGTACACATTGCAGTAGTGATTGCCATTGGGTATTCTCCTTATGGGCAGTTTTAAACGCGGTTAGGGTCGTAGTATTCTTCTACAGAAACAGTTACGACTATTGTGTTGGCTGTTGCAGCCGTTACATACAAGATGTCTCCTGCATGTAGATATATAGGAACATTGTCGTTGAAGACGGCTTCAAAGTTGCTTCCTGCAACTGCATGTCCTTCTAAAATAGGCTTAGTAACATTAGTATCCTTGTGATACCATTGAAGAGTTATTGTTCTGTTAGCTGAATCAGTATTGGCTAATATCAGGGCCTTGACCACAGCCGAATGATTATTAGGAACAGTATACACTGTCGTCTGACCGGTTGTAGTAAGGTCTATTGCATTTGTAAAAAACTTACTTGCCGTGCTCGTTACTGGCATCAGACTTTCCTATATTTTTTGGTTTTAGCTTGTATCTTTTTAGGCTGTTTGGCGACTTGTTTACCAGCACGAGTTGCTCTTCTTTTAGCAGCGGTGGTTGCCGCATACTCTTTCTTTGATAACGCCTTGATTGCTTTTTCCGGTAAATAACGTTCTCCGGTTGCTTTGGGTCCCTGCGTGGATGGCTTTCCACTTGCGGTTCTCCACTTTTGCTTTGTCCAAGCCTTGAGGCTTCGCTGTGGGGCGCGGGGAGCCATCTTATTTCTTCCAATTGAACACGTCGCGGTGCTTCTTCCAAAACCAGTTACCAATTTTAGTGAAAGGCTTGCCAGTATTTAGCAAACCCAATGCAAGGCAGTTAATAAAAATCGATGTCGTCTTCGATCTCAAAGACTGCGTTAAGTTTTTGATTTGCGTCAACCCATTCTGCCAGAGCAGCATCGAGCCGTCCCAGATCGGTTGTACAATGTTTAAAAGTGTATTCAGCATTCTTTTTTTGTGCCTCGTACTTGTGTCTCAGGGCGTCTATAGCAAGAGTTCGCATGTGTTCTCCTCTAAGCTATAGTATAGAAGAAAAACCGACGTTTGTCAAACGTTTTGTATGATTAGCCAGAGGATGGGTAGAGTTAAGGCTACAAACAGGACGATTATACCAAACATAAATAGGTTGTAGACTAACTGGTCTCGCTTTTGGGCTAGTCGCATCTGTTCTTCTTTTTGTTTTTTACGAAGTTCAGCCTGTATTCGAATGATGTCCTGCCACGCATTTACACCGTACTGACCGACGATAAAGTTGCGAAGGTCGTTTTCCATCTGTTCAGCCTTCTTCTTGGCTGCGAACGTTTCGAGGGCTTCCTCTTCGACAGATCCAAACCGACGACCCTTTGCTTTACTGTGGCTGGTCTTTACGGCGTTGATGGCATTCATCCAGCGACCCAAATCGCCTGCCATCGACTCAACTTCTTTGCCTACCTCAAATCCTTTTTTGATTGCACTGTAGGCTGTAGTAGCAATTCCAATAGCAGTAATTGGGTCCATTATTTCCTCATTTCGCTATTGGTTTGCACACGGCTGTTATGTTGAGTCTTCTTCCGTCTCCTACAGGAACAGACCGTTGGTTAGACAGCCGTTCCGCAAAATATAAGCACCTGTCAACATCTTTGAAACGTTGGGTCTGATCAAGTACGTTTGCTCCTAAGTATACAACTAAAAGAAACTCAATCATAAAGGTTACATAAAGTCCGGTTTAAAATCGTCCCCGTATCGTAGGCTATCTGCCTTATACTTAAATCTTGCATTGTGATAATCGCATGATATAAAAAACACTTGTGTTAATCGCGCATCCTCTAGTGTATTTCCAAAGTAACGAGTTGCACAGTGGGGGTAACTAGAAGGGTATACAACTAATCTATTGTATATGTTTGCCACTACATCTGTTTTTACATAGTAAGAAAGAATCGCATCTTTTATCTTCTGTTGTTCTTCTGTTATAGGGTTTCCTGTAGCAACCGAAGCGCAAACATCAGTATAAGCAAGACCCAGATCTTCTGGTATATCCTTTAGTTGCTTATAGAACTCTGTACCAGAATCGATAGGAGCATCCGGCGTTAAATACAGAACTGCAGCTACCTCATCATGGTCACAATGCACTTTTCCAAAACCAAAATCGTTAGTGACATATTGAAATTCAGAGGAGATCTTAGCCGCTATAACAGAGGTTCTTTCGGTGTTATATGCGACATTTAACACTTTTCGATGTATATGATTGGTGTACTCTGGATTTAGTTCTGCTACTTGTTCAGTTCTTCCTCCCGGCCAATAGCCCCCCGATATGTCATTTTTTTTGTATGTCTGAGATAGTGCCATTCTTCTTACTTCATCTGGATTTTGTAAGAAGTTATCAATAACTGTTATAGATTCCATGTTAATCGCGGTAACCGCCTCCTGCTTTTTTATATGCAACAGCCAGCATCTGCGCTTTACGTGCAGACCACTGACCGGGTTTACCACCTTTACTACCAGCTTTTATTCTGTTAAACAAGGATTTTCTCATAGCAGGCTTGGTATAATTACCTGCTTCATTGACTCTGCTTTTGGGTTTTGTTTTTGCTCTAGGTGCCATTATGTAAACCAGACTTCCTTTCCTTTTTTGATCTCTTCTTTAGCTTTTTCAGAAGGACCTTCAGGTGTAAGCATTCCCTTATTATATTCCTCTACAGAAAGGGGTTTGTAGTTTTCTATATGGTCTTTTAACCCCCCACGAGATTTTTCTGCACTAGAAGCAGCCTGTCTACCCCTTGCCATTATCGTGTCTCCGAACTGCGCTGTGCGCCACGAGGCTGCACTCGTCCGCCATATTGTTTTTGCGATTTACGGTAATCAATGTAAGAATCCGCACTATCAAAGTAGCTAGGAAGTTCGATGCCTTGCTCTTTGTATATCTTTTTAATGCCCTCAATGTTGTTATTGTAATAACTTTTGTGGAAACGAGACGGAGCATCTGACGGAAACGGTTTGGGTAGACCTGTAGATTCTTTTTTCTTTTCCTCTGTCATTCCGATTTTTTGTGCAATCGTCTTCATCTAAAATTCTCCTGCCTTCATAGCATCCGAAAGTTTAACTGCTCTGTATTTTACCTGCGTTGCCCAGCGGGAATCCATCATCTCCATTCCTGCTAGATCAAACCGACCCTCGTGAATAGCGTTCCACATATTTTTGAACTTGCACAGACGGGGGACACCCATGTTAAAAGCCATGTCCATGAGAATTAGTTGACGTACAGAATCTAGGTTTTCTACGCACGGATGAACTTTGCACAGTTCGTTCTCTACGATACGAATATCATTCATTGCAAGGTAACGAGCATCAGCTTCCGTAATACCATGTTCATAGACAACCGCTATGCTGGGGATATCCATGTATTCTAGTTCTTCTTTGGTGATTCCCCGGTCTTTGAGGTTACGACCAATTCCGATAGTTTCGATGCCTAAACTGTCTTCGTACACAGTTAAGACCATACCCTCGTGTTCGATGAGTTTATCTAGGAAATGTGACGTATTGTATTTCATCTAGTTTTACCTCGACTAATTATTTGCTCTATAGTTCTACCACAGCCAGTGCAATACTTTCCTGCAGAATCTAATGTGCATATACCGACACACGGACTTTTAACTTTTGTTGTCGCTTTTGTGTTCATGGCCCATCCAAATCCCAAATACACCTGTCATTACGCCCATTACCACACTGACGAAAGCACTCTGGGCAGCAGTAGGCGTGTCTAGTTCCATGAACCACTCAGCACATCGCCAAGACATGACAGTGCTTGCCAGCATCATGCAGCGAGGCAATATCTTCCAAGCAAGGAATTGTTCTACCGTAATCATTTCTTACCAAAAAACTTTGTTGCTGCTCGTGTTCCGAAGCTTGCGCTTACAATAACACCAAGCGTGTATCGATAGTATTCAGGCATAGTTTCTAAAGCTGTAAAACCGTCTGTAACAATCTGTCTACCCCAATCACCACAGAAGGCTAAAATCAGGGGCACCGAAAACAAAATTGTTAACCACTCGTCTTTCCACGAGGATGCAGAAGCATCTGCCATCTTCAAGTCCCAGTCGATTTCACCGGTAGCTTTTTTTTCCATGATGACAGCTTCAGCTTTTGCTTTGGCTACCTTCGCACCGGTTTCGGCTTTGGTCTTTTCAACCTTACCTTCTAGCCATGTTCCGGCTAGGTTTGAGATTGGTCCAATTAGGGCTGCTAACATTTCCACCTCTTCCGCGCTTGACGTAAACGACTGTTCGGATCTTTTGCTGCTTTAGGAAACTGCTTCATCTGTCCTGCAGAACGTGCACAGAAAGACTTGCGACGTTTAGCATCCTTGCTTCCGGGTTTTACTTTGCCAGTAACAGCAGTCTTTAATTTACTGCCGGGATTTTTCTTTTTATATTCTTTTACGCCTTTTGCAGTCATTCCTGCGCCAGATTTGGTAGGGCGATAGTTTGCACCTTTACCTGTCGTTGTTTTGCGTATCGGAGTTTCTTTTTTACGTGGCATAGTGGGTTTACCCCCGGCAAGGTTGCTTGCTTATATCATAAAATAAAAAGAGTGTCAAGGGGGCAAGTTGCCCTGCCCCCCGACAGTAGATTATGAGAAGGTAACTGTCTGTGCAGTTTCTACACCGCCAGTACAATCAGCAATAATCGCCCAGACACGGACAACAGCATTGATTGCTCCTGTTCCGATAACCATGTCGATAGTATCTGCTGCATCGTACAGATGCGGTACAGTTGTTGCAAAGATTGCAGTTTCCTGACCTGCTGCAGCAACAGTAGATGCTGCTACGTAACGGTTAGGATCACCTGCATCACCCAACTCAATAGTACCTGAGTTACCTGCAGAGTCAGCAGTGATAACATTGATACCAGCACCCAAGATCACAGTATCTGCGGGAATGCTGAGAGTTTCGAAAACGTCGCCGGTGGCGTTGGTTGTTGCGCTAAAGTCAACAACTTCGCTGATTACGCGAACGTTTGGTCCGCTTGCTGGGAAGCCGGTAGTTCCGACACCAGTAATAGAGTAAGTAGCCATTATCTAGTTCTCCCTTTAAGCAACAGTATCTACAACACCGCGAACGAGTGCTTCTGGGCGAAGGACTTTACGTCCAAACACATGAAGACCACGAACGATGTCGGAGAAGGTTTCAGTTGACCGAACTACTTCGGTTTTTGCAATGTGAGATGCAGTTGCAACGGCTGACATGTGACCAGCCAAAACAACAGATTCACCTGCAGCAGCAGTCACACCAGAGATGCTAACTGCGTCAGTTCCACCAGTTACCAGAGCAGTAGACTTGTAGCACTGGAAGCCAGCAATGTTGCCCTGCATAACAAGACCGTTACGCAGAGGTGAAGTGCCGTCACCGGTTACCTGTACTTCTGCAAACTTTGCACCGGCTGAGAACAGCTTGGCGTAGAAAGCAGGAGAAGCAACGAACCAACGATTCTCTTCTGGAACAGACTGCTCATCAAGTTCTTTTGCCATTTCTAGCATCAGATTGACAGCGTTGTCTGGAGCAGTGTGAACTGCAATTGGTGTACCGGCAGTACCCAGAGCAGTGTTGGTTGAATTCAAGCCACCAGTAAGTGATGCGTCATCAGCACCGGCAATGCCAGCACCGTTAGCAATTGCTTGCAGGATGTTGAAGTCGTACTTGCGCTTCAAAGAGTATGCACCTGAAGAAGTAGCCAGTGCCTCAAAGTTAACATGAGACTGACGCTCTTCGATGTCATCAATTTTGAACGCAAATGCGTTTGCTTGGTCAACAACCATAGTTGTCTGGTCGTCAGCCAAGTCTTGTGGGTTAACCACAGAGCCACGTGAGTAGGCACTTACTGTGATTGTAGGTTCTTTAATGATACGTACTGTATCGCCAAAGTTCTCAATTTCGCCAGCGTAATCAGTATTCGTGATGTCTTCAGCAACCGAAGCGCGACGAAAAAACTTGAGGACTTTCTGGCTAAAGATTTCCGGTGTAAAGTTACCGGAAGGCAGGTTATTGTAACCTGCAGCGCGATTAAAAGCCATCTGCTTTTCCTTCCATTTTGAGGTTTAGTATTAAGAGTTGAAGTCGATTCGCCCTTCAGATCTCGCAAGGTCTAGTTCTACTTCGAATTTTTCAAACTCATGCGATTTCATCTTGGCGATGTCTGAAGCTTTCCAAACACGCTTGTCTCCCCCGCCTGTACCAACCTCTTTTGAGGCATTGCGCGATACGGACATGGCAGCATCAGCTTTCTTGTTTTGTTTGGACTTTGATGTCGTTGTTTTTGACAGGCCAGCGTCTGCCTTGTACAAATCAACCACCCGACTAGCCCAAAGAGAATCTGTGCTGTTGTTGTAAACACCATCAGAAATTGATTTAGGCTGACTTTTAAGCCAAGTATTAAAGGCTTCGTCGTCTTTTAAGTTTTCAAAATCGGGCTGCAGTCTAAGTAACTCTTGATAAGCCTTTTGTTTTTCTAAGGCTCGTTCGCGTTCTTTGATCTGCGATAACTCTTCTTCAAGACCCTTCACTCTAGCTTCAGATTGAGATGATGAGATCTTGTGGATTGCGTCGTATACGTCGGGGTATTGATCTTTAAATGCGCCTAGTTCCGATGTATCTTCTGCAACTTGCGGTTTGGACGAAGTGTTAAGGCGGGTTATAAACTCGCCCTTTTCTTGTTTCCACTCAGCAAGCCGTTCGTCATAATGTCGTTTAAGATCGTCGTATCGTTTTTTATAATCCGGTTCTTTAGATTCTGGTTTAGACCCAAAGGTTTCACCTTCTTCTGCAGCTACAGGTTGTTCAGCATCTGATTCAACTTCTTCGCTAGCTTCAAGTTCCGTATTATCTTCTTCGTCTTCGTAGACTTCTTCACGATACTTTCCTTTGTAAAGACTGTCATTATTGACGGTTCCAAAAGAGTCGTTTGCTTTATTGGCACGGTGGCCTCTTGCTTTTGCCATTTTATTACCTCACTAGCGGGGCCACATGGCTGTGGGTAGCCGCTCCGGTTGTGTCAGGGCCGCTAAGTTAGCGGGTAGCTGACGGATTCTGTCTTGGTTTAGATGTAGGAGTAGGCATAACCTTAATCCCGTAGTTTCTATACCAATTCAAAGCTTTCTTAGCACGATTATGTTCCGCTGCTCCTTTAGGAACTATATTAATTAGTCCTCTCTTGAGGGCTTGCTCTACATTTTGTGCTTTATCAAATTCGTTTCTGAAGGTCTTGTATCTTTGTAGACCGCCCCCGAAGAATGCAGAAAACATAACTGCACGTTTTCCCGCATCTCTTATTTCGGAGTATTCTGGATATATTCGGCTAAAGTCTTCGTATTTCTTACGAATAACGGTTGTGTTAATGTCTTCTACCTGCTTTTCATTTAGGGATAGCGGATTAGACTTTAAAAACGACTTAGCCGTAGATCCTTTTTTCATTGTATATGGAGTTAACTTTTGAATAATGTCTGAACTAAGTCCCATACGCTTTAAATCACGAACGTTGTGTTGTCCAATATCAAAACCTATTCCTATAGTCGCCCCGCTTTTGCTTCTTCCTTTTGGGATGTAAGCGTTCGTTCTGTTATCTTCAAGAACTTCTAGTAGATCCCGTGCTTCTGTTTCGAAACGACTTAGTTTAGGGAGCGGTGTGCTAGGGAGAGGTTGAAAACTATCTGTAGAAGAAGGCGCGGTGGGCATAAACCCCATTGCGTCTTGTTGGGTTACGTTGACTTGATCAGACCCTATTGCTCTACTGAGGGAGCCTTTTATCGTGTCACCTTCTGCGAACTTTTTTTTTATGAAACCGCCTTCTGCAGCCGCCTGTGTTTCTTTAATCTTACGGCGGGTATCTTTCTTTCCACGATTGTTAATTTTGCGAATTTTGTCCCGACCAATGATCGGAACTAATTCCTTTTCGATGTAAGCTTCGCCCTTTGATACGCGAATGTCGCTCTTTTCTTTGCTTTCAGGCAACTCGATTCCGTTTTGACGGGCGTAGTCTCGTGCGTCTGCAATCATCTTAGCAATATCTGCTTCACCTGCCTCTACAACAGCAGATGCGTTAATTATCTCTCCACCTACGTCGCCTTGCATATCAACGTCGTCTGCTACAGTAGCAGCCTCAGATACCTGAGAAGGTTTTGCTTGAATAAAGCCAGATTCGGTGCCTTCCATAACTTCGTTGGCAGTTAGGACAGGCTGTCCCTCTTGACTAGCCTGCTCACCTGTGATCATGTCACCTTCAGCGTAATTATTTTTAACTGTCCCGCCGTAGTTAAATCCTATCGCCATGCCTAGTGCCTGTAAGAAACCGGCCTGAAGAGCAGAATCTGCAGTATCTGCTAAAAAATTACCAAACGTATTTGTGCCCGTAGATTGTGCAGAAGGCGTACTTGCAAATCCTTTTTGAGCATCTAGTTCTTCAATTGAGGGTGTGCTTCCCTGTACCAGTTGATTAACTTGGCGTCTTTGATCCGGTGTTAGGCTACGATTTTGCAGAGCCGATACGATGTTATCCCTGATGTTTTTGTTGGCTGCTGCTTTTGTTTCATCCGATCCGCGATCATCAGAATCGTCATTGCCGCCATCGTACATTCCCGCGTCTTCGTCGGAGAACTGATCTGCCACATCTGCAGCAGAACGAGATGAATCCATCGTTGCAACGTCGCCCATGTCGTCGTCGGCAGCGTCGTCTGAGTCGGACGAAACCTCTCCGCCGGGAGCGTACCCGCGAATTTTACCGCCTTGCGCTAAATCAAAATCTCCGTCCCAGCTACTGTCGTCACTATATTCATTCGCTTGTTCGTCACGAGACATCTCGCCATCCAAACCACCCTCTCGACCCGAAGCGTAGTCTCCCTCGTAGTCTACTGCGTATGATTTTTTACCGGCTGGACCCTGAACCTGCATAGCTTTAACGGCTGCACGACGATCTTTGATTGATGCGGATGGAGGAGACGTTACCTTTGACAGCACACTTGTAGGCGTTGTCATGTTCCTAGACATGTTCACAACGTTTTGAATGACTGACGTACGTTCAGCAGAAGTCGCATTTGATGGTAGAGATCGTAGTCCTTCGAGAACAGCAGTAGCGTAGCTTGTTCTAGCTGCAGCTTGTGCTTTTGCGTTTTCATCTGTAACGTGATCAAACAACTGGTTGCCTAAAGAAACTTTATCTTCCATGTTTCCCATCCTAGCAGATGTTTGGCCTCCGAAGTTAAACGTCCCGTCTAAGTTGTATCCGCCGTTAGGTGTCGATATGAACGTGTCGTTGGAATTGATAGTGCCGCCGCCCTCAAAGTTGCCATCGTTATTTAAAAGCTGTGCCTTGAAAGCATCAAACGCGGCAGGTGCCATTGCTAGCTTTTCTAGATTTTGACCTTGAAGCTGACTAATCTCTCCTAGCCCCGGAATTTTATGTTTGTAGTAAGCAGATCCCGGCATCCGATAAATAGGACGACCATTCATGTGCATAATAATTCCATTTTGTTTACTACCGGCGGTAGGATTCTTTTCATAAGCATCTTTGATTGCAGCTAAATCACTAAATTCTTCTGCTATATTCATGCTTGCAATCGTGTTAAATATTCCTGATTCGTGAATATATCGCGAAGATGTACCAGTAGGATCCATTACTTCACGTGTCGGACTGAAAACACCTGCAGCAAATCCTATCATAGGGCTGTTTGTTAGCGCACTAGCCACACCTGAAACAGTTTTAGAACCGGGAAGATTAGTCTGCGATCCTAGTGAACTAAAGTCTGTACTAGAGAAAAATCCTTCTCGTGCCGGTAGCCCTCGTGCTTCAAGGTAGTTATTAAAATCAGTGAACTGTATATCGTTAGCACTAACCACACTTAGCGCACCAATATCTATGTCTGGGCCTTGACCGAACGTCCGTGCAACGCCAGTTTCCGACATGCGCGTTCCACCGCCAACTCCTTCATCAGAGGACGGCGCAGAAGAATTGTCATCTACGATTTGATCAAGTTCATCATTAGCCTCATCCGGGGTCGTAACAGGCTGTGGGTAATACCAGTCTATAAAACTCATCGTTTTTGTTCCTTAACCACTGCTATATGATTATCCTTCAACTTGAGGAGCGTTTCCAGTAAAACCAGCTTCCCCTGCAACTGGCGCAACTCCGACTCCGACTGCGCTACCGTCAGTGCTTGTACCGCCAGCATCTTGAGGCTGTTGAGGTACTCCTCCAACCCCTGCCATACCGGGGGGTTGTTGACTAGGGGGGCCACCATCTGGGCCTGCTTGTTGTTCAGCATTTGCCATCATTCCTTTTAGCATTTCGGCGTATATCTGCGCTTCATTTACATCGTTAACTAGACTATCAGGGTCGATATCTTGGGAGATTGCCAACTCCCGTATTAGGTTTGGAATCTTGATGAACGGTGCCAGCATCGGATTCGATACAGTTTGTAGTAGACCAATGAGACGCTGACTACGTACTTCTTTCTGCATAACAGCAGCTACACCACGAGGTTTAATCTCAAGATCACCTTTGATGTCATCCATGTCTTCGTTAAACTGCATATTCCATTGATAATACGCTTCGCCCATAGGCTTTAAAAGGTGATCATCTACATTCTTAATCACTGTTTTCATAGAAAGGCTTGCGCCACCCATGAGCATAGATAGACCCGCAGCAGTTCTACCTGTACCTGATACTCCCGTTTGACCGTGCATAATCGACGGAAGTCCTGTTTCTTCATCAGCCAACTGACGACTGATTTGATACATCTGAATGTTCTCAGGCGCAGTGTTCGGAAACTTCAGGCCGTTAATTGCTGTTCCCGTGACGCCAGACTGACGACGGAAGATTTTTCCGGGAAAGATGTCCATATTTTGACCGGGAACCAAGCTGGCTTCATCCACGTCAAACACTAAGTTACCTGCAAGAGCGAGATTATCAATAGCCATACGAACGTGACCGTTCATAAGCATCTGTGCATCTTCCATATTTTCTGCTACGCCCACACCCCATAGTTGATACGGGTTAATTTCGTAAGGTGTTACAAAAAATGGAATCCTAGAAGGCGTAAACGGATTAGCAACGCACCTTATGACTTCGCCACCACAAACCCATGCGTTAATTTGAATCTGCGTTAGTTCGTCAGGCTGTTGATCTACATCCATGCCTACAGATTGAGCCATATGTGAATCAATCACGCCCCAGTATTCAAAAACCTCGAAGCGATTTTCTTTATAGTATGCTTCTGTTTCATCCTCACGGATTGTATCTTCAAAGTATTTATCTGTGTAGTTTGGCCCTTTTGCTAAGACTTCCCGAATAGTATCAGCACGAAAATGTGGCATCGTAATCAAACCACGAAGCTGTTGCCGATTCATCCTGTGTCGTTGAATCACAAATTCTGCATCTTCGATGTCTGTTGCTGATGGGTCGGGGTAAAAGTCCCAGATTGAAACGTGCTCAATACGAGGAACGATTTTTTCGTATGGTTGATACATACGTTCACCGCTTTCGTCCCGCTCCCACTGATGAATACGTTTGTACATATTCAGCGGACCTTTAATAACGCCTGTACCCAATAGAGCAGCCTCAAATATAGCTTTTCTAATAGTGGTTACAGCGTTAGTATCTATAAGCTGATCGTGAATGTGCTTTTCGCACATAAGAGCAGACTTTTGGGCTGGTGAAATTTGAGGCTCACCGGCTAACGCTGGTCCTTCAACGACAGGGCCATCTTTTAGTCCTGAATACGCACCTAAGAAGTGCTTTGGCTCTTCGGCACGTGTTGCACCGGGAAGCAAATCTCTACCGTCTCCTTCGAAACCGTAAGGATCAGCGTTTGGCGGATTCACTAGGTCATCTAAAGGTGTTTTTAGATGAGCAAATTCTGCCACGCCTTCTGGTACTGGGGTAGATTCTACGA